CACCGGCGATGTGAAATTCACCCAGTCTTTGGTTTTCACATAGGCCCAATAGGCGACGTTGCCGTAGTTTCCCGTTTCAAAAACGATCACCCATTCGCCGCGATACCGCGCCACTCGGCACGTCGCCACGTCGCCAATACTGCCGGATAAATCGACGACCGGATTCCCGCCATTGCGCGCAGTGAAGGTGATGCCGTCGACGGAGTCGTAGAGAAAAAGTCGGTTGTCCCGCGTGCCGCTGACGTCCTTAAAAAACCCGCCGATGAATTTCACATTCGTGTGCAGCATTTGCGGATCAAACACGGTGCTGCCCGTTCCGCTGGAAACGACTCCACCAGCACCTGCGAGGTCAGCCGCAGCAGCAGCCGTGTCAGTGCTGCCAGCGCCCGCGCTTTTGCGCAGCCCGCTAACGCTCGCCGGAAAGCGCGTGTCGTTGCCGATAGCGACGGTGCTCGACGTTGTGCCGGTTGAGACGGTGAATGTGATCGTGCCACCGCTGGTCGAGCTCGTCATGAACGTGCCTGGCGCCGACGTTATGATCGAGGCGCCGAGCGCGGTCGAAGCTCCGTTGATGGTGATCGCGCCGCTGCCAACCAGGTTTGCATTTGGAACCGTGCCGGTGATGCCGCTGAATCCCGCGAGCGCGAGACCGCCATTTGTCGTCTGGAGATTCGTCGGGGTTGTGGCAGACGTGACGAGGCCTTTTGAGTTCACGACGTAGTTGCCGTTGCCGATGTTGACCGTCGTGCCGGTAATCACCGTGTTTAACGTGAGCGTGGTGCCGCTCAATGTCGCGTCGCCGCCGATCACGAGACCGATCGTGATCGCGCCCTGCGAGCCGCTGAGTGTCAGGCCGGCGCTCGATGAAGTTACTTTTTGCACATATCCACCTGAGACATTCGCAGCCGTGCCGCTGAGTGTAGAGCTACCGCTCGTCACAGCATAAGTCGCGGTGCCGCTCAATCCCGCAGTGCCGCTGCTCGCAAATTGCGACGGTGTGAGCCCGCCGAATTTCAGCGTATCAACCGCCGTGCCGCTGGTGGAGAGCGCGCCGATCGCGATCCGGAAACTCGCGGCATCGGTGCCGCTGCCGGCGAGCGTTCCGAAAAACGCATTCGCGCCGATCGTGTCGAGGTCGGTGAAATGTTGCTGGATCGCATTCGCGCCGCGAAAGGTCGAGGCACTCACCGGGCTGTTGATCGCGCCTGACTGGTTATCCACGCGCAGCGCTTCGTTGCCGGCGAACACGTGCGCGGCGAGCGCGAGCGTAAAAAAGAGAGTGAGAATTTTTTTCATATTAGAAATCACAGGACCTGCACCCACTTCTTGTTGTTGGTGCCGGCGTCGTAGTCGGCGGGCGCGACGTCGCCAGCGCCGGCCGCTCCGGCCTGGAGCTGGTAAAACTTGAGATTGCCGCTGATCTTCGCGCAGGCGAGATAGCCGGCTGCCAGCGCCGTGGTGGCGATGCCGTCGAGCTTGGTCGAGCCGCCGCCGGTCAAGCCGGTGATCAGCACGTAAAAATTCGGCACACCGGTCACCAGCGCGAGCGCGCCGGGCGCGGGGTAAAGCACATTGCCTGTGCCGGGATCGCTCTCGGTGCCCTTGTAAGCCTGGGCGCGGACGATTGCCCCAAACTGGAAGGTCTTGCGCCTGGAGTTGTCCGAGTTCTCGATCTCGATGTCGCACAGCACCGCGAGCTGGTTATTGCCCGTGGCCGCGATCGCGGTTTTTAAATTGTCGGCGCTCAGGTCGAGTGTGGCCTCGTAGTAATACTGCCCGCCGCTGAGCACCTCGGTGAATGGTGTCGCGCTAAAGAGCGCGTCGGTCTGTTCCGGTGTGGCGGCCGGCTTTCCGGCAAAGACGATCTGGTCGCCCGCGTCGATCTGCTCGCCCACCAGTGGAGAAAATTCCGTGTCGCCCGGCCCGAGCAGGTGAATGCGCAGGGTAAATTCATCGCCGCGGATCCATTGCGGCTTCTCGAGCGCGGTCTTGTCGGTCTTGGAAACCACCAGCGGCTCGACCGATCCCTTGGCCTTGAGGACAAAAAGCTCGTAAAGAATTGCAAAGGCCATGTGCGCGCAGACTCTAGGCACACCTGCCAGCACGGTCTAAGAGCCGTGCAAAGGGTGGAAAAAGGGTAGTTGCAGCTTACTCCGCGCGGTCGCAACCGGCACACGCTTTCACGCCGGGGATCGGTTTGGAAAACAGCGTGCATTCGCCGAAAATCGCACACGCGCAGATCTTCGCCTTCACCATTCCAGAGCAACTCGTGCATTGCTCCTGGCGGATCTCAGCGCCGCGATGGATACAGTTTAAAACTGCGCCGGGATTACGAACTACGAACTTTATGACTAGCGTTTCAGTTTTCGCGCAGTCGTGGCCGTAGTTCGGAAGCAGCCCGGTCGCGCACGTCACGCAAGGTTGCTCCGGTTTTTGCTGGCCGCTCTTAAAAAGCTCACACTGCGACGGACACTGCGCGCAAATCTGCCGGCGCCCCATCGCTACAATCTCCGGCATTATCATGGCGTTCCGTCTCCGATTGGTTCCGCGCCGGAGATGCAAGTCCATTCGACGTAGAGAACAATTTTTCGCTCGTTGGCGATAGAGTTTGGCGACAGGCAATACTGCGGCGTCATTGGCCAGGTGTTTTTATTCCCAATGTCAAAATCGGTCGCGTTGTCCTCGTCCAGATGCGGAATACAAAGTCCTTTATGCGGTGAAGTCGAATTACTCGGCGGGCTCCAGGTGAAATCCCTCACGGTTAACACACCGCCACCGCCGAAGTGCCCGTAGTTTACAAGTCCAAGCACCGAATCAATCGGGACGACTACCTCGGTGATCTTGATCCTCATCGCGCAGGTTGAGGTCGGCTTAAATGCAAAACGATAAATCATCCCACCCGCTTGGAATGTAGCCTCGTCGGAAGAAAGATGACGATACGCCCCTATGCCGCCTTCCACTAGTTCACTAACTGGACGCACGCTATCGCATAAACTCGTGAAATTCTCCAGCACTTCATCCACCAAGTCCGAGGTGGTGTATTCATCCTGCATTGTCCAATCCGCAGAGGAGCCAAAACCATCTTCATAGTGAGCATTGGAGTCGCTGGTAATAAACGAGGCACCATCCTCAATCGCCCCGGGGTCAGGATTAAGAACGTTCGGCAGGATCGCATTCCAACTATCCGAGCATGGGCCAGCGTCGCCCCCGTTACAAATATCGACGCTTACGCAATCACCATCCGGGTCACCTGTAGCCGTTCCTTCGCATGTAAATGGAGGGCAAGTTCCAACACCGCTAGTTGTTCTATAGGTTACATCCAGCTCGCAACATCCTGTGTCCGGGTCAGCAGCTATAAAAAACGAAGTGACGCAATTTTTGTAATACTTCGGGATCGCCGCATCACGGAATCCGAATGCAATGAACTGGCATTTGGACTTTGCAGCACTCGAGCTGATTCCAAGCAGCACCGGACGCTCGCAAATCCGTTCACAACAAGTGCAATCTCCTTCGGGCATGGGCTTACCCCGCTGTGCCGATCAAACTCACGGTCGGGGGATTCGCATACTGTAGCGGACAGCCGAAATCGATTGGGCCGTAAACATCGTTCGCCCGCGTGACGTTGCCGTCGCCATCCACGCTCACGCTGCCGAGGCGGATGTAAAAAGTGAAGCCCTCTGGATCGTCTGCGGGCACGCTTGATCCGCAGTCGATAAAGCGCGACGTCACGCTGCCGTTGGTAAACCCGCCATCGGTCGTCACTCCGGCCCAGATTTTGTCTCCATCTGCGACCGTGAGAGTGAATGCCGGATCATCGCCGGGGCTAAATCCCGCCGGCGTATCACCGCAAAGCAGCGAAGTAAAAACGCGCGCCTCATACGCAGCGGAGGCAGCGATCTGGAAAGGCCGCGTTGTCCTGGTGATTTTCTTTCCGGGATCCGCGATCGTTTTGTAAGTCGTGCCGCCGGGCCCGACGCTCGGCAGAACATCCGGGCTCGGGCGCGGATAAATGGAGCGCAGGAGATTGTTGACCTCACGCGCCCAGCGCGGCACGTCCTCCCAGCTTTTCGGCGGCGTGGGCAGTTGCATTAGCCGGCGTAGACTTCGGTGTCGATTTCATCGGCGCCGGTCCACTCCTGGATGCGCGACCAGGTGCGGTCGCGCGTGGCGCGGTCTGCCGTTTGCAAATAGCTATAACCATCCACCTTCACGCCGGCGGGAGGATCGTCCTGGAAACCGCACCGGGTATTCAAGGGTTTGGTCGCGTTCTTCTTGGTCACCCGGCACACCGGCGCGTAAATGACGTAGCTGTCCTGCCCGCGCTTGATTCGTTGCGCGAGCGCCTTTGCGTTATCGCTCAGCGCGTCGTATTTCGTTTTGCGGTCCGTCGCCGTCGTCTGGTTTTTCCATTCCTCGATCGCGTCAAGATCATCGTCGGTGAGCTCGTATTTGCCGGCGTTCGGGTGCGAGCTCTCGGCCGTCACGGCGTTAAACATCGGGTGCGTCTCGATCCGTTTCTGGATCTCCACATACTCGACCTCGAGCGTCTGGTTTGCTTCGAAAGTATAATCCTGGATCGGCGCCGGCGTGAGCGTCACCGTCATGATGCCGCGATTACCCGGTGCTTTCTCCACGCGCACGGTGTCGACGTAAAATCCGGATGGAACGCCGGTCATCGTGCCGAGCCGCGCCGGCGTGTTGCCGAGCAGCGCAGTGTAAGGCCCGTTGAAAGTGCGCGTGTAGCGCGGGCCATCCTTCGTGTTTTCAAATACCGGAGAGCTTGGCGCCTCCTTGATGGCTGTGGTGCCTTTCCAGCGTTCGGTCGGCATTTAGATTCCCCAGGCTGGCAGGCTTTCGAGTTGCTGCCGCATGCTGTTGGTGATGGTCGCGTGCACCTGTGCGGTGAGCGCCACCAGTTTCGTGGTGTTATCGGCGGTTTTGCGCGCATGCTCGAGCGCGGGCCCGCCGGAGCCGCCGACAAACAGGCCGATCCGCGCGAGTTTGTCGCCATCTTCAAAGCGGCCCTTGCGCGCGGCCTTGCCGGCGCCGTAGTCCTTCACGTTTTCAAAACCGGCCGTGCCCGCCGCGGGCGTGGTTTCGATCGGGATATTGAGCGGCGCGAAGCTTTTCGAAAGACGCGCCATCAAATCCCTGAGCGTCCGTTCCGCCGCGCTCGCTCCATTGCCCTTGCCGAGGCCGAAAAGATCGAACTGCACCCCTTCGCCCATGATGCGCTTCATCCGCGTAGGAATATCCTCGAGGTTTTTCTCGAGGTTGGCCTTGTTCTCGAGCTCGTCGCGCACCTTGATCCATTCGGAGACGCTTTGCATCAATTCCTTCGCGAGTCCTTTGTTGCCGCGCTCGAGTGCGGCGGAAGCGTCGGCCTGTTGCGAGTCGATATTGCGATAGGCGTTTTGCAGCGTGCTTTTTTCCTTCATCGAGAGCCCGCCTTCGCCGCTGGTGCGGATTTTCCAGAGCTCCGCGGCTTTTTCCAGTCCCGCCTGCAAATAAGCGATCGGCGCCGAGAAGGCATTGACCAAAAGCGAGCCGATTTTCGGCACCGCTTTCTCAAAACCCACGGTCAGGCTCAGGGAAATCAATTCGCTCAGGTTGCCGCTCTTGTAAGCGGCCTGCAAAAGCTGTGCACTCTGCCGCAGCACCGCGCCGAGGCGTTGCGACATCCCCACGGTATCGATCGAGCGGAGTGCCGTGAGGATCGGCATGATCGCCGGGGCCGCTTCCGCCGCCGCGCCCACGAAAATCCCGCGCACCTTGGTGCCCACGGCCTCAAACGCGTTGGTGACCTTCGCAAAAGTCTCCGCGTTTTTCTGGAAAATGTTCGCCTGCTTGCCGACGAGCTCGGATGCCTCCTCGATCACTTTCGGGTTGGCAAAAAGCGCGAGCATTTGCGCGCCGGCCCGGCCAAAGATCCCGCGCACGGCGGCCATCTTCGAGCTTTGATCGCCCAGGTTGCCGATCGCCTTCGCGATTTCATCGAATTGCTCGATCGCGCGCTTGCTTTTAAGCGCTTCCATGTCGAGCCCGAGCTGCTCGAAAATGTGCTTGGTCGGCAATCCCTCCTCATTCACCCCGCCGAGCGCCGCCTGGAGCATCGAGAGATTCGCCGTGAGCGAGCCCGCGTCCATGCCGGCCTCATCGTAAGCTTTGCGCAGGATCACCACGTCGCGAATGCTCTGCCCGGTGATGGCCGATTGCGCCTTGAGTTCCTTGCCGAGCACAAAAACGCCCTTGAAACCTTCCACGATTCCCTCGACCGATTTAAATGCGCCGAAACTCACGCCCAGCGCCGCGAGCGGGCCGGCGAGGCCTTCCAGCGCGGAGCGCATCCCCGCAAACGCCGAGCGCGATCGGCTGAGCGGGTCCATGAACCCGCGATTGTCGAGGCTCATTGTGGCGGCGAGATTCATGGCTGCTTAGAAAAGCGGATTGCGCACGGTGCGGCAAAGAGCCGCGGAAACCGTGGCTACGAAAGCACGAGGTAGGGAATGGCGGCGATCAACTCGAAGGTCATTTTGTAGCCGGTGGTGGGCAGTTGCAGCGCCAGCTCGGGCTCGAATTGCTTTGCGCCCTTGTAAAGCGGGATCTCGTTTGTCACTTCCTCCGGAAACCGGATCGCGCGCACCGTCTGCCGCAGATCGCCCAGCAGCGCGAGAAACGCCAGCTCGCCCTTGATCAAGTGCAGGCCGGGATCGAGCTGCATTCCCTTCGCCTTGATCAGCCACACTTCAAATTGATTGGTGACAATGCCCGCCTGCTCGATGCCGCCGGTCTGGTCCTCATCGCCCGCCCACGCGAGGATCACGCGGAAGGTCGCCGGGCCATCCGCGAGCGCCTCGAGCACATAGCCCGGATCGCCCGCGAGGCTGAGCAAGCCTTTGCGCGCATCGGTCCATGGCTTGAGTTGATCGTAAACGAACTGGAGAAGTGCGGCGGGTGTGAGTGGGTCCATATTTTTAAAAAGCTAGCGTTTGCGCCGGCGGCGCTTTTTGCCTTCGGGCTTCGGGATTCGACTTTCCATGCGCGCGAGCGCATCGAGCATCTCCTGCTCCACGTAAGTCGGGCCTTTGGGCTTCATGTCGTAGCGCGCGGCGATGGCCGAGTAGAGCGCCAGGATGCCCGCCAGCCCTTCGCGCCGCACCTGTCGCGGTGGAATTGTGTATTCGCTGGCGAGGACATCGATCAGCGTCAAAATCCAGCCTAGCCCGGAGCCGGCGTCCGGGCCCCTGGAAAAGGGCTGTCAGCCGGCGTGCTTTTATCGGCGCCGAAAGGAATGGCCGGCTTCATCGCCGCCACGATCGCCGCGTCGAGCTTCGGCGCGATCTGCACCAGCACCGCCGGTTTCAAATTGCGAGCGAGCCTGCGCACCTCGGCGTCGAATCTTGGAAAAATGATCGAGCCGGTGAGCGCGTCCTTCTCGCGCACGGCGAGGAGGCTCTCGGTCAGATCCTGGTCCTGCGTGCAGATGAAAAGCGCGCGCATGATTTCCACCACGTCGAATTTGCCGGGATCGCTGTTTTGCAAAATGCCTGGCGCGGCGAGCTGGAGCGCCATGATGTGATCGATATTGATTTGCGCGAGCGGGATATCAGCCACCGAGAGCTGCTCGGGCAGGAACGCATCTAGCACGATCCTCGGTGTGCCCTTGGTTGCACGGTCGCGCGCGGAGGATGCAGCCTGCACCTGCGCCGACGAGTAGCCGACACGTTTCTTCTTGGCCATGGCGCGGGAGACTACGAGGTGATCGCGGAGAAGGCGGTGCCTTTGACACGGAGTTTGCGGGCCTGTTTGTTTTCCCACATTTTCTCCACCTCGGTCACCATCACGTTGGTGATGCCCATGATCGTCACCATGTCGCCGCGGGCGATCGAGGGATAGGAAGTCTGCACGATCAGCTCCGCCTCGCACTCATGTTTGTCGTTAAAGAAAACGACCGAGACGGTAAAGCCGATGTCATCGGGGATCTCGACCATCTCGCCGGTGATCTGGTCGCGCACCGAGACGATGATGCCGGTGATGGTGGTGCCGTTGCGTGCGCCCCAGAGGATGGTGTTATCGCCCTTGATCACCGCCGCCGTGGTGCCGAGCGCCTGGCCGCGCAAAAGCGTGGGGATGGCCGCCGAGAAACCAAAGAGGCAGAGGAAACCGTAAAGCGCGTGGCCATAGGCCGCGAGCCAGATGAAGAGCGAGACGACGAGGAGCGCTAAAAAGCGGAGCGTGCGGAGTTTCATGCGTTGGTTTTTCCGGCGGGTGTGGTGGCCACGGGTTCGGTGATTGCCGAGACGCTCGGTTTGGCGCGGCTGATGTTCGGGTCGAGCGGCGCATCGCCCTTGGCGATCGCGGCGAGCTCGGTGTCCATGTCATCGGCCTGTTTTTTGTAAGGATTTGCGTCCGCCTTGCCACGGCGGGTGTAAAGCGCGCGGATCGCGAAGAACTTCGCGGCGAGCACCACCTTGGCCGGATATGGCATCGTGAACGGCGTCTTGTAACGGCCGCCCACCTTGCCATCGACTTCCGCGCCCGCGTCTGCGAGCACTTGATCGACCACGGCGGAATCCGCCGCGCCGTCGCCGTCGTCGTCGAGCGCTTCGATGAGGAACTGCCCGGGAATCATCCCGGACAGGTCGCTGAGCATCAGGTAAGGCATCGTGTGCGGGACGTTGCCGAATTACGCGCCGAGCGTGCCGGTGCTGCCGTCGCTGCCATAGGCGAGCTGCGGCAGGCCGTAGCCCGCGTTGTAACGGCCGTAAGCCTGGTAGAGAAATTCTTTCTTTTTGAACACGTGATCGCTGTCCGGGTTCGTGAGCGCCTGGAAGCTGGCTTCCTGCTCGAACTGCACGATCAGCGGTTTTACCGGCATGCCGGTTTCCAGCAAAAACCACGCGTCGTCGCTCGTGAGGCGGCTCCACACCACCAGCTCGGCAGTGCCTTTCTGCACGTTGGTGACCGAGGCCACCGCCTTCGCGTCCGTATTGCGCGCAGTCTGCTGGATGTTATCAGCCTTCAAGATTTCGAGGCCGATCGTTTCCAGCGCGGGCGGCACGATCAACTGCAACTTGCGGCCAAGGCCCATCGGGCGGCCTTTCGAGTTTTTCCGGCTCTTGAGCGAAGCCTTCGCAGCGGCAAAGGCTGTGGGCCCGAGCTTCGCGGTCGCCACATTGGTGAACTTCGTGCTCTTCGGGTCACCGTCCTGCACTTTGTTCGAGTCGAAGAAGTTCTTGCCCGTGTAATCGAGCGAATCGAAGCCGTTGTTGAGCAGATCGGCGGTGAGTTCGTCCGGATGTTCCTTCGCGGCCACACCCATCGCGCTCATGAGCGGATTGTAAACGCCGTAGGTGTCGCGCTCAATGTCGGCCTTTTTCACGCCCACCGTCGATTCGAACTCATCGTTCGTGATCGCGTATTTGTTGGCGGCGAGGTTTTCGATCACCACTTCGCCCAGGAACTTTTTCATTCCAGGCACGGCACCGAGCCAGTGATAAATCTCCTGTGCGGAAGCGCTGGGGGTTCGCATCGCGATCTGGTCCCACATGGGCGTGGCGCCCTGGTAGGCTTCCATATAGACGACACGATAACCTTTGAAGAGGGCGGCGAGGTTTGCTTGATTGATTTGCATGGCTTTGGTGGTGGTTTGTTAAATTTTCACAGACAAATTTTGTCTTACGCCTCCGAAACCCGCGGGCGCTTGCGCACCGGCGGGTGTTTCGAAGGAAGTTAAATTTTGGTTTATGCCGTGAAGGTGTAGTCGAGGCGGATCGTGGCCTCGGTAACGGTGTTTGCGAGTGTGCCGGTGGCGGTGACACTCAGCTCGAGGCAGTCGCCGGCCGCGATCGCCGCGTTGCCCGCGGTTGCGTGCAGCGGACAGTCCCGCGTGGTGTAAGCCGCGATGGCCGAGCCGCCGGTCGCCTGCGTGGTGCCGGAGGCCGTGGCCGAAAGCATCGCCGTGGTGCCCGCTCCCGCCTGGCCTTTATTGGTCAGGGCGAACGTGAGGTAATTGGTGTCGCTCGTCGCGAGCGCATCCTTGCCGCAGAATTTCACGGCGCTCAGCGTGCCCGCCAATGGCGCGGGGATCGTGACTTTGGTCGAGCCTGTGGTCGCGATGGTGCCGAGCGGGATCACGATCGAGCGCAGGTTTGCCGCTGCGGAAAGTTTCGCGCCGGTCACATTCGCGTCCGTGATTTTCACGGTGGTAACCGCGTTCGACGCGAGCTTGGCGGCGGTGATCGTGCCATCGCTCGGCGTGCCGACCACCATCAAGTGGAGCCGGGTATCGATCCAGACATCGCCGTCGTCATCGATCTCCACCACGATGCCCGCGGGGATCGAGTGCGAGGTCGAGATCGCAACCGTCTGGTTGTCCTCGACGTAAACCGCGGCGCCCACATACGCCTTGGTCACCGGCTGCGTGCCGGAGTTGGTAACTTTGAAAATGCCGCGCTCGACCACCGCGAGCAGATCACCCGCAGCGCCGGCGCTATTGTCGTAATCGCCGCTGGTGCCATCCGGGTTCGGCTGCACCACGCCGAGCACGCGCAGCGAAGCGGTGTCGCTCGCGCTTACCAGGTTGCCGCTGGCGTCAATCGCCGCGAGAGTGCCGACGTAAAGCTTCGTGGAGGCTGCGATCGGCAGGTTGCGAAGGAAATCGCCGTCGCGCTTGGGGGTGTTGATGGATGTGGTGGCTGCGCTCATGATTTAGTGGTGTGGATTTGGTTTTTTTTGAAAGAAACCGCAGCGGCGAGCGACCGCCGCCACGGCCCAACAGGAGATTTATTTTGCGTTATGCTTTTTGAACTGGTCGTCGCTGATGCCGAGGTTGCGGTTGATCGCGGCCTGCTCGGCGCTGATCGGGCCGTTGCCGGCGGAAAGGTCGATGACGTTCTCGGGCGTGCGGCGCGAGAGCGGCACGGTGACCGGCAGCCCCGCGATGAGCGCGGCGAGCTGCGCGTTGTTGACGGCGGTATCGCCCTCGAGCGCGGACTTCGGGATTTCCTTGCCGTCGCGGATCGCGAGCGCCACCAGGTTATCGCGGTCCTGTTTGTCCAGGCGGCTTTGCAGCGCGACGAGCTGATCGCCAAATGGCTTGAGCGCCTTGCTCAGCGCCTCGACGGCTTTGTCAGCACCGGCTTCCGTCTTTTCGGTTTTGCCGTATTTCTCGGCGGCGGCCTGGATGTCCTCGTCGGTCGCCGTGTCCGGGTCGAGTGAAAGAATTGCGCAGAGGAGTTTTTTGAAGTCCATGACTTTGGTGGTTACTTTTTTGTGTGTGGTTTGCGTTTTGGTTTCGCCGAGGACATCGGCAGAAAGGAAGGTCAGCCCCTCGACCTCGCCCTGCGGGCAAAGCGCGACGCTGTGGAGAAAAATCACTTCGCCCGTCTCCGGGTCGCGCGCCGGCGTCGGCGAGAGATCGGCATACTCGCGGGCAAACTTTTTGCCGCTGGGCGTGTAGCTCAGCCCATCGAGGAAAAGGCCCTCGCCCTCGATCACCACCGGCGTGCCGTAGGCGGCCACCTCGCGCGGATCGGGTTTGAAATTCGGATGGCCCTTGAGCGAGTTGTGGTTGAAATCGAGCGCGACTTTATCGAAGCCATGCGCTTTCTGGTTCGCGGCGAGCGAGGCGAGCGTTTTCGGGCCGACGACGAACGTGCCCTTGGTCGCCGTTTTATTTTCGCCCCAGTTGAAAAGCTTGAGCCGTGTCGGCAGCTCGTCGGCTTGCAACGCATCGTTCGGGATGGCCTGGCAGGCGATCAGTTCCCTGAACGCCGGCGCGGCGGCGTGGAGGGCGATGAGGACCGGGGCGGCACTGAGGCCGATGAGAACCGGTTGCGTTTTGCTGCGAATCACGAGAGCCGACGTTAGCGGCACTTTTCACAGCGTCTAAGAGCCGTGGAAAGGGTGGAAAAGGGGTCGCCGAAACCGGAAATGGCCCCGATCCGCCAGCTCGGCCGTTCACCGAGGGCGCAATCAGCCTTGACACCGCTTTTTAAAAGGCCGAATCCCAGCCCGCGAAAGCCCGCGGATTGCGCGGAGGCGTGTTCAGCACTGTTGGTAGCGTCCGCGCGATTTGCGGGGCAATTTGCGCGCGCGGAAAATCAGCTCTTGAGCAGCCCGGCGATCTTCGCTTTCGCCACCGCCTCGATTCGCTGTTTGGCCGCGGGAATCATTTCGCCCTCTTTCGTGAACGGAAAAAACGGTCGCGCGGGAATCGTGACTTTTTTTGCGAAGATTTTTTTGCCGGCGATCGAGAAGACGAGCGCCTTGCCTTTCGCGTAGATCACGCCGCCCATCTGGTGAATCGCCGCATACTTGCGGTCGCTCGCCACGGTCACTTCCGAGTTGGTGACCTTCGCTATGCGGATCGATTGCCAGAGCGCGCCCGAGAGACGCAACAGCGAATGATCGCCGCCGCTCTTGCGCGCCGGCCACGGCGCGGGCCGCAGCGATTCATCGACAAACGCGCGCTTGGTCACCGAGACGAGCTCGAGCCCCATCGCCTCCAGCACCGGCCGGCGATCGGCAATCTTCTTCGCCGACCGCGCGAGCCCAGGGGAAATCGTGTCGCGGATCTCGAGGCTCATTCGTAAGTGAAGGCGGCTTCAGCGACGCAGAGGGGATGCCTTCCGGATCGTAGGCATGCAGGAATGAACGATTCAGCTCGCGGACCAAGGATATCGAAGATCTTGCAGACGCTCTCAAGCGTCAGCGGTGTTTCTCTCGCGATCTTGATTTCAACTGCGGTCGGTTCTTTGCTCATTTTTGCAGCCCTGCCATCGTCGCCCAAATAGTGTGATACTCGGGCAATTTCTCGCGCTGGTCGGGCGTTTGCGCGATTTTGCTTTTGAAATTCGAATAATCAAGCTGGAGCGCGAGGCAGTTCATCACCACGCGCAGATCATCACCGCCGATGATGATGCGATAACGGTAATCCGCGCCCGGCCAGGTCTCGATCACCGCATTGGCCAGCGGCATGGCGTCGAGCAGGTTTTGCAGGTCCTGCTTCACCCGTGCGCGCACGTGAAATTCCCCCGGCTCTTTTTGCACGATTGAAAACCATCCGAATTTTGAGGCGATCCACATAATCAGTTTTCTAGTTGTTGTTTTACCTGGTGAATGAAGTCGGCGAGCTCCGGTCCTGTGTGTTGCCACTCGCGAAAAGTTTTCTCATACGCGGCGCAATCCGATTCGTTCACGCTCTCGGCGATCGGCGCGAGATAGGCGATCATCTCGCTTTCCTTTTTGAAAAAAGCGACGCCGAGCGCATGCACCGCGTTCACGAAATCGAACTCGAGCAGGTGCCCGCCAAATTCATCGCTCGCGCCCGCCTCGAAATAAAAAACGCGGTGCTCATCGAGCCATTCCCAGTGGCCGACGAGCACCTGCACATCCTTGTCGAGCAGCGTGAGCACCGCGCCCTTGCTGACGAGCGCGGATGAAATTTCCTTGGGATTGTTCATTTGAGGATCTCCGTGATTTTGCGGCCATCTGGCAGTGCATCGTAGCCATGCCGGGCAAACACATCGAGCACCGCTTTGCGCTGCGCGTCACTGCCGCACACGATCGAATCGACTTCATCCAGGAACGGCACGCCCCATTTTAAAATCGTCTCATTGCCGCCCGCCTTCGACCACTGCTTGAGATCGGCGATCGTTTTCGCGCGCGCCGCATACGCGCTCGCATCCTTCACATTGCCGAACCGGTCGCTGTTAAAACTAAACGCATCCTGCCGCGAGAGGAGGCCGATCTTGAAATTGATGCCGGTGCTTTTGAGCGCCTTCGCCTTGCCCTGGATGCGGGTGAAAAGGTAATTGGCGCCGCCGGTGTCGAGATCGGCCTGCGGCGACATGCCGCGATTGATCGCGATGCCCTTGCGCAGCCGCTCGGTGGTCGCGGTGAAATCACCGCCGCCATTGAGAATGGAATCGACCAGCTCGGGCAGCGGCGTGGCGGAGCTGTGGTGCAACCGGTAATCCTTCATCTCCTTTTCCACCTGCGCGCGCGGCAGATCCCAGCGCTCGGTGCGCACCCAGCCCTGGCCGAAGGAATTGGCGTGCCCGCGCGGATCGTAGTCCGGCGTGATGCGCTCGGGCAGATCGATCCCCATTTCCTTTTTCACCATTTCCTTGAGCGCGGCCACTTTCTCCGCATCGTTTTTGGCCGAGGCGAGCACGGCGTCGGCCGCCTGCAATTTTTCCGGCGTGAAAACATCGGTGCGGATCTGCATGCCTTTGCGCAAATAGAGCTGCTCGGCATACGCATCGTTCGCCGGTTCGGTGTCGATGCCGATCTTCGCGAGATGCTCGAGCATGTCGCCGATCGTTTTTTCCGAGCTCTCCGCCGGGTGCAGCACTTCCACGTAACCGCGCAGCGCGTAAGGCGCGTTGAAGTCCGCCCCGTTGCTTTCCTTAAACGGCACCAGCTTGATTTTGCTGCCGCCGAGATCGATCAAATAAGCGTCGTGCTGGTAGATCGATTGATCGCCCTCGCGCGCACGGCCGCGCTCGGTGGTTTTGCTGAGATACGGCACATGCCCGCGCTTGATTTGAAATTCGCGCGCGGCGGCAACCGGCGGCGCTTTTGCCTTCGGCACGTAGGCGGCAAACATCGGCGTCTTCACTTTCGCCGCTTTCGCTTTCTCGATGCCGTCGATGATCCCGAGGTAATGTTTTTTCAGCGCGGCATCTTTTTTCAGCGCGGTGAGCTTGGCCTTGATCTCATCGAGTTTCGCCAGCTTCGCCATGTTGTAGGCGCCATCGCCCGCATGCTGGTTCACGGTCTTGAGCGCATCGAGGATGCCGGGCCAATACGCATCGGTCGCGGCCTTCGCCACGCCCGCCGGCACCGATGGCAGGCTGGCGGCGAGCCGCTCCATCACCCGCGCGGATCCCGCCTCGGTGAGCTTGAGTTTCGCGCGTGTGACATGGCTGCCGCTCGATCCGGTTTCCTGCCAGAAAAGCACCTGCGTATTTTCGATGTCGCCCCGGTCGCGCTTGCTCACTTTGCCGACGATCCGGCTCTCGACCACTTCGTTCGCAAAATCGCCACCGGACGGCGCGAGCATTTCCTCGAGGTTTTCAAACCGTTTCGCGAGGACGTCGCGCAGCTCGTGCGGCACCGCCGCGAGGATCGCTTCGCGCTTTACCATCAGCTCGCCGATCTGCCGGCGGATCTCCGTGTCGGTGATCGAGCCAAACACGCGCGCGGCGCTCGGGTTGATCTTCGCATCGCGCATCGTCTGCAACTCGGTGACCTTCGGCCCCCAGCCGGTTTTCGCGCCGCCACGCGCACGAAAGCGGAAGCTGCCGCCATTGTCGATGCGCCAGACCTGCCCCGTTTTGTCGATCAGGATATTGTCCAGGTCGAGCCCCACCACGTCGTAATTGGCAAAGAGCGCATCGGCCACAAAGCCGCTCTGCACCTTCGCGATCGCGAGTGCGGCTTCCTCCGCCGTCGCCTTTGCGAGATAGCTCTGGAGCGTGGTGCCCTCGATGTATTTGGCGAGCTTCACCGGGCCGGCCGGCGTGGTGTAGATCTTCATCTTCGGCACGTTCAAGCCGGCGGCGAGATAAGCCTGGTCCGCGGCCGCTTCCTCATTGAGATGGTCCGCGCTCGCGCCGCGCTTGAGCACGAACTTCCGGCCCTCGCCATCGCGCATCAGCTCGGCGCCGGTGGATCCGCCCAGGCGTTTTACTTTTGAAAGCTCATCGAGCTCCGGCCATTCGACCGAGCCGCCGAGCCAGCCCCACACGGTTTTATTGACGTCGGGGATCCGCGTCTTTTTCGCCCAGCCCTGGAAATCGCTCCACGTCTGCGCGTCGTAGTGGCCTTTTAATTCCTCGAGCGGGATCCGGAGGTCGCCGGGGTGCCAGTAGAATGCGCCCGGTTTGTTTTCCTCGATCGGCGCGGCCATGTAGTAGCTCACGCCATTGCGCACCAGCCGGCGCGTCGGGTAGCTGAGCTGTGCCTGCGCGTCGGGGTCGAGCACGCTGCGGTTATCGGGGTTTTTCTGCGCGTCGCGTGCCGCGATTTCATCCACGTCCACCTGTGAGATCGGGATAATTTGACAGCGGCAACCGTAATCCCACGGCGGAAAATGCGTGCGCCAAAACTCGTGATCCGCCGGCAGCACCACGCCGTTGAGCGCGGCGTGCGTGGGCCGCACGTGCGAGTCGCCCATGCTGTGGTATTGCCAATACGGCAGCACATCGCGCTGGCGGTCCATCACCTCATACGCGCTCGCCTGGTAAGCCTGGAAGCCGTGCGTGCGCAGGAGCAGCTCGGCCCGGCGCTCGGCGGCCACGGTGTTTTCCGGGTCGTCTTCATTGCGCAAAAACGGATGCAGCTCGGCCACGAGATCATCCTTCACGTCATCCCAGTTCGCGCCCTGCGGCAGCTCCGCGATCCGGTCGCGGATGCCTTGCACGACGTTCGCGGCCTCGACGCCGGAGATCACGAACGCCCGCGCCCGCAGCTCGGGCAGGAGCTTGCTGAAAACCTCGCGCGAGACGACCGGCTTCGATGCGATGAACTCCGCCGCCTGCTTGTGCGGGCTCGGTTTAAAAAGGAAATCAGCCATGGAGTTGATAGATGCGGCGCGGCGGCAGGGCAGGACGCGCCAGCGAAACTCCCACATCCAGCGGGCTCACGCCCCCGGCTTCGTCGGCATGAATGTAAATCTGCGTCGTTTCAAGATTCGTGTGCCCGAGTGTTTCGCGGATGATCTCGATGTCGTTGCCCGGCGTGCGCAGCCCGTGCGTCGCCCCAGCATGACGCAACGTGTGCGGCGTTAAATCCTTGATGATCCCAGCCGCCGCGCGCGCTTTGCGGAGCGATTTTTGGAAAGACTCCGGCGTGGTATGCCAGCGCGTTCCATCCGGCTGCACGATCTGCGAGGGGAACACATATTGCCAGCCGAGTTCGCGCGTGCGGCTTGGATATTTGCGCGCGAGCCTTCCCGGCAATTCCACGCAGCCGTGGCCCTGCCCGAGATCCCACTGGTGCAGTGCCGCTCGCCATTCCATCCATTTGCGCAGCGGAGCGATGAGCGATTCAGGCAGCCAGGTCTTGCGATCCTTGTCGCCTTTGCCGGAATGGATATCGATCTTTCCATTTTCAAAATCAATGTCTTTCACGCGCAACATGCAGCATTCCGAGACCCGCAAGAGCGAGCCGTAAAGAAGCTGGGCCATGAGCCAGTCGCGTCCGCGCAGGTGCGTGAACAAAGTCGAAAGCTCGCTGCGAGTCGGGATAATCTTGAGCTTCTTTTTCTCGTGCGGCATCGGCGGCAGATCGAACCGGCCCGGATCGATTTGCAGCACGCGTTTGAAGGCGTAAATGATCGCGCAGAGAGCCTGCTTGCGCGACGCCGACGAATAGCGCTCGCGGTGCATCCAATGGATGAACGCCGAGACATCCGCGCCCGACCACGAAGCCGCGCCTTTGCGCGTGTAAGCCGCGAATTGCCGCAACCAGCACGTGTAGGTATCGATCGTGTTTTTCGACAACTCATCGAGCGCCGCCATCTCGCGAAACTTCGCCAGCAACCCGGCTTTTTTCTCACTCATTATGCGCCTCCTGTTCGTTCAATACACTGTTAGCTGAAAGGCGCTTGCCACGCCGGAACGCCTTCCAGTAGATGTCGCTTTCGCGCTTGTATTCGCGTTTCGCCGATTTGCTGATGGCGAGGCCGGAGAAGTCTTTTCGACTGAGCATCCCTTGCGCCCAGCCGCCGTTACCTTCGAGCATCGTCTCTGCTCCGGGTATCGCACCTTCCACGAAGCCGCAGCAAGCGATTGCCGCGGCGCGTGTCATCCATTCCGTTTCGCCTTCTTCGAGAGTTTCATCCGAGGACTTGCCCACGAAGTAGCTGAGGTCGTCATGCGCTTCGTCGCCGTCCTGATAGATGTCGGGATATTCTTTTTCCACGACATTCATCTTTGCCTTTTTCGGCACAGTTATTTGCACTTCCATAAGTTTGGTTTTGGTTGTCATTTTCAGCTAACCAATCGCTGATGAGAACGCCGGATGGCGCTCTCACAAAATTCAACGTCTCGTGTCCGGCGTCTCATAGCTCTGCGTTAGGCGTATTCAGTTCCCGCGCCATCTCAGCATCGAGGTCGCTCAGGTCTGAGTTGGTTTGCATCACGGACACCGCTTTCCCGTTCTCCCATTTCACGCGGTAGATTCCCCACTCGTAGCCCTCCGGGTCGGTCTGGCCAGTTGAGCAGTCGTGCAGCCATTTCAGCCTCGCCTCATTCTTGTGGAGTTCCTTTCGCAGATATTTGTTTTGGCGTTCGAGCATCGCCACGTAGTCACCGATTGCCATGTCCACCAATGCCGAACAAGGCGCTGCGCCCGCAGCTGCCGCTGACGTCTCTGATTCGATGCTTTTGGTATCACTCATAAATTTTCAGTGCCGTCCACGGTCGCTCTCGCGGCAGTGGGGTGAGCCTGGTCGCTCGGCGAATGGCGCGGCTTCGAGTCGGAGCGTTTCTTCCCAACCCCCGCCCCCTCGGAAAAGAGTTCCAGTCGCGCGGCGTCCATTGCGCCACAGAGCATCCTGATTTCGCCGATTAGCATTTCTCGGATGCCATCGGGCACCGGGATTTCCGGGTGGTCCGTGAACACGAATGCCACGGTCGTTTTGCATTCGCCGCCCTCCGAGTTGAAGGCCATGTCGAAGGTAACTTTGGTTTTTGCGATCATAGATTTTCCTCCCGCTCCCCGCCCGCTCCGCTCCGCTGCGGAGCGCCGCTTACGTTCGCCGAGCCAGGCGCTGCATGGAACGGCGCTTCGCACCGTTCCGCAGCGCGAACGCCTTCCTGTGCGCCGTCCATGAGCTTTGCGTTCAGATCGCCTCCATGTATTTCTTGAGGTTTTTGCCGGTCCAGAAATCGGGGTCGGCTTTGACCTTCGCGATGTGCTGGTAAAAGCTCTGCAAATCGACCGCGTAATTGCCGGGCGTCACCTGCACGTAACGCACAAAACCGCCGGTCATCAGCCGGCGCAGGCTGTTGTAGCTCACGCCGAGGCCGAGCTCCTTGATCGTCGATTCGCCCATGCGCACCAGCTTCGGGTGGAGGCGGATCATCGGCTTGTAATTGCCGTCGCCCTGCGCCACCCATTCAAACACGCCGATCTCCGGCACCGGCAGATGATCGGGCCAGAGCGTGAGCTGATCGTCCGGCGCGACCTTGACCTTGATTCCCACGGGGTAAACGGTGACTTCTGAGGACGGCGGTTTCATGAGGGGTTGAGCACTCCGGGTTCCGATTGTTCGTTCTCGAGGAAAAGGCGGCGCACGCTCTCGACGCGATCGATCACCTCGCAGTCGAGCGCCGGTTTCCGGCCGCGTTTCATGATCTCAAAAAGTTTGTCCAGGCATTGCGCGGTGCGGATCCGTTCGTTGCGCAGCGCCAGCGCGAAAAGCTGCGGGGTCGAGACGTCGATCGCGATCGGCTCTCGGCGGTAGCTCAGCAGCGCGGCGAGCATCTCCGCGTGCAACTCGGCGGTGATCTCGGTTTCCAGTTTCATCGGGCACCTCTCATATCTTGACGCCAGCGCGCGGCTTCCTTTTTCACCGCCTCGGCGATCTGCCCGCCATCGGGGCTCGCCGCGGGAATTTCCACCGTGCGGGAAATGCCGCCCACGGTCTGCGTGACGTTCTGCACGGCCGGCGCCTTTTTGGCCGCGCGCCGGGCCTTGATGCTTTTGGCCTCGGCCAGGTCATCGGCGAAACGGACCGGGTTAAAAAAGTTGTCGAGGTTGAGCTTGAGGCAGCCGGGCAGGCGCTTGCCGTTATCCACGCGCCAGCGCAGATAGCCGGCGACCATCAGGATCTCCGCTTCGCTGCGCGTGGCCAGCATCCCGAGCCAGAGCGCCTCGATCCGCCGGTCGAGCGTGTAATCCATCCGAGTCCTGGCGCAATAATCGGCGTGCAATTTCTGCACCATTTCCACGGTGATGCCGATGGGATACTGGAGCGCGCGTGGTTTCATTTGTTTTCCTCCACAAACTCGAACTCGACACGCTTAACCACGCGATCGCGCAGGCAGCGGTTTAATTTGCAAAACATCGCGATGAACCATTCCGGCGTGTGCCCTGGAAAACCTTCTCGCGTCACTTCCTCGGTCGTGGTCGCATCGAGTCTCTCGTCGCTAACCTTCAACACACGGCAGACGTCGATCGGCGTGACGTGTTCGCCTTTCTTGAGCCCGCGTTGTTTCTCGACCGCGCGAAAACATGCACCGACCGGAATGTCCCATCCAAGCCGTCGCGTGACGCTTTTCGTGCGTGCACGCATCTGCGGAGTGGTAGCTGAAAAACTCTTGTTTTTCATGCCCTCGGCTCCTTGCAGAATTTTTGAAAAGCGAGCGTCATTGCGAGATGCGAGCGACGGCCCCGGCCGTCTGCGCCGCCGCCGGTGCGCATCACGCAATTTTTCGGCAGCGGAGAACGCGGATCATTGAGCCGCTTGATCAGCGTCTTGGTGGAAATGCCGAGCTCGCGCGCGCATTGCCCGAGCGGCTTCCAGTCCATCGGAATTTCGCAGACGTAACCGCGGCTCTCGAGCCGCTCGATGCACGCGGCGTCGATCGCTTCGTCGGTGAGGTTGGAAAAAGTGAGCGTGATCATTCCTCGACCGGGATTCTTTTCAAGTCGCCGCAGATCTCGTCGATCGCACGTTTCGCCTGCCGGCGAAATTCCTCGATGGAAAGTTTCGTCATGTCGTTTTGCAGCCGCAGCTCAAGCGTGACGCCCTGGTTTTCGATCAGGATCCGGATCATTTCGGTTCTCCCGGGAAAGCGTTGTGCTCGATGCCGTCGAGCGCGCGGCCTGCGGCTTTTTTGCCGATGCGATTCATGAGCCATGTGCGCTTCGAGATAGGCTGGTAGCCTTCTGCGATCGTCCCGTCCGGTTCCAAAGCGATGTCGCCATAATTGCCTGCTCGTTCGGCCTCCCAGTGCTCGCTTTCGTTCTGCGGATATTGCGCGCATGAGGGGGCAAACTCACCCCATTGCTTGAAGAAAAACGGGACGCCGGCAGCGGCGCATTGGTCGCGGAGCGAGCGCGCCCAGTCGGGGTGCATCGGGCGGGCGTGCGCGCCGGATTCTCCGCCGCAGATCAGCCAATGAATACCTGGCTCCGCGAGGCGTTCATATTGCACGTTTGAATCGCTCCACCCCATACCCGTCGCAGCAAACTCATAAGGCAGCGTTTCTGTAGCACCAATGAGCCGCACCGGCCCGAGCAGCGGCTCGCAGCTCAGGAAACGGATTTTCGCTGGGATTTGCAGCAGTTGCGGGATGCGCAAATCGGCGCTCTTTTGCGTGCCAACGCTCGTGCCGATCCAGACGTTTGTCGGTGCCGCTCCAATTGACTTGCTCGTCACCCAGTCAAGAAGCCACGTGTGCAATTCCAACGCACCGCCAGCGTCCTCGTTATGCTTCATTGCCTTCACGAGTCGCGACATCCAATTCTCCGGCCTTTTGGTGAGCAGCAGCCAGTCGAGATTCGGCGTGGCGTGGATGAGCGCGAGCAGATCGGCCAGCCATTCGATCGGCACCTCGTCATCGAGCCAATCGGCCAGCGACGCGCAGAAAACGCGCGGGCGGCGAAAGGTGAACGTGACCTCCGGCCCGGTCGTGGTTACGCCGCCGCATGAGCACGACAACACATTTAGCCGCAGAGCCGTCTTACATTTCTCGCAAATCTTCGTTGAGTTCCACTTCAACGGCAGCCGCCAGTTCGCGGCGCTGGTGCGCAGCCGTGGCGCGCCTTTTCCCCAATGATCCACCTTCTCGATCAGGTGCCGCTTGTCGCGTGTCTCCGCGTAGCAGTGCGCGCACAGCTCATCCACCTTCGTGCAGCCGATCCACGGGTTAAACGTGTTGTCGCACCATTCGATTTTCGTTTGCGTGCTCATTTTAAATTCAGCTCCGGTTGAAAGCCATGGATCGCCTCGTGCCGGCGATGCTCGAAAATGGAGCGGGCCTGCTCATCGCTCAGTGCTTCGTAGCGGCCCTCGGTGCCGCCGCGCTCTTCATCTACCAGGTGCACAAAGCCGAGCTGCACCAGCTCGGTAGTGCGCGGGCGAAATGTGAGAATGTCCATGTGCGCGCGCTCGGCGACCTCGCGCGTGGTGCCGGGGCCGTGCACGCGCCACGCCTCGAGCACAAGGTAACGCAGCCCGTGCAGGCGCTCGCGCAGGCTCTCGAAAGTGGCGTTGCGGTAATCGATCGGGCTCATCGGCGGTAATAGAGATGCTCCATCTCCGGGTTGTCGCGGATCAGGAGCAGGAGCCGGCATTGACGCTCGCCGCTGCGGTGCAAAAGGCGCATGGCCTTTGCGCGCCGGCGGCGTTGCTTTGCATTGCTGGTTTTCATGCCTCGATCCTCGCGTTGGCGGCTTTGCGCGGGCCGAGCGCCCACGTGTCGCCGTTGTCTAACAAAATGTATTCCGTGATCCCGTCCGCGGTTTTGACAAACGCCACGGCGATTTTGCCGGTGCGCATCCGCACCCGCACCTTTGCGCCGGCCGGCAGATCGGTGATCGGCTTGAGCGCCCGCGCGCCGAAAATGAGCGGCATCTGGGTGCCGTAGACGCGGAACGCCATCTTATTTTTTCCTCCGGTTGCGCACGGTGAAAACCAGCATCCAAAGCTGCTTCACTGTCGCCTCATTGAGCGCGCATTTGAATTGCCGGCGGCAGATCGCGGCGGGGTAGCTGAGCGCCAGCTTGCGCGCGGCGCATTCGACCTCCAGCTTGCGCATGGCCACGCGGCGATCCTCGGTGCCGTGGCGCGTCTCGGTGCGCAGCGCGTCGCCTTCCTCGCCCGCGAGCCGCTGAAAATGGGCCTTGAGCGCGAGATAATCGTCCTGCACGCAATCGCACAGCGAAGCCTTGCCCACCGCGAGCTCCTGTTGCTCGTGCCGCCAGTCGGCAAACGGCTGGTCGGTAAACGCGAGCGCGTAGCCTTCGCGCGCCAGGATGCAGAGCCGCGCTTTCTGTTCATTGGAAAGCGGGCCGCTAAGCCGCTGCGGAAAGGCGTTGCGCCGGGTGCGGTTCTGGTTGGAAAACTTCGTGAGCGCGTAGGTTTTCATCGGCGGAGATAAGTTGGGCGAATGGTGCCGTCCTCACGCGGCACGAGCGCCGTGGGTTGATACTTCTCGCGAGCGGCGGTGAAGCCGCGGTTAAACACCCATTTGTAAAAGATGCGCAGGAGCCACAAGGCGACGAGGATCCCGCCGACCAAAAACACGAGTGCACCGTCGAGGACAAACATGGCTAATGTCCCTCCGCGCGGGAAACCGCGGTTTGAATCTCGATGTGCAGCCGGTCATGCTCTTCGCCGGTGATCAAATCGTAGGCAAAAAGCGCATCCACAAAGCCGAGCGCGTAGCGATGATTCTCCACCGTCCACGGCAGCGAATCGATCTGCGCGCCGTGCCGGTCGAAGATGATCAACGCATCCGGCTTTTTCGGCTGGTTGATCGTGATCGCGAACTCGCTCATGCCCCCACCTCCGTGGTGAGACGTTTCTCCGGCTGGCCTTCGCGGTTCGGGTCGAGGTAGAAGGTTTCGGCCTGCACGATTTCGATGCCGATCGTCTCGAGCACGCCTTCCTCCATTCTCGCGGCCAGGATGGCTTCCTTGTTCACCTCTTCCTTGGTGCGGATGAAGCAGTTTTCGAATTTCGCGCCGGCTTTCTTGATCCGCTCGGCCACGGCTTTCCACGTGAGCTTTTTCATCGGCTTCGGCTGCGGCTGGCCGAGGCGGTAACCAAGCCGATTGCCATCGATCACGAGCGAGCGGCTGTCCTTTGGAAACTCCTCGGGATGGACGCTCGCCCATTGCTCGATGAGCGCCATGTTGGATTCGATCTTGAGGCCGTATCCGTCGATATATTTGTTGTGCTTATTCGAGACGGCGGCGATTTCCTGGTCGCGCTCGATGATGCTCGACTCGCGCAAAAGCTGAAGCTTTGCCGTCTCGCGGACGAGGCGTTCGACTTCCTCGCGGGTCTTAAGGCCGGTGCTGATGATTTTGATGCGTGTGGTCATTTTTAGTTTTTCTCCTGTGGGTTTTTTGCTGCGGTGGCGCGCTGCTCGAAGGCGGCGCGAAATTGAAGAGCCCGGCGCCACGCTTCCTCGCGGCCCAGGGTGTCGATGCGAAACTTGCGGTTCGTCCCGCCGGCATGCGCGGCGAAGAACAGCGACTCGTGCCCGTGCACCTTCGTGGTGACCAGGCTGATGCCGACACAGCCGGTGCGGTTGCGCCGGTCACGCGAGCAGAGCGTGCCGCGGCGTTTACCGCGCGGCTTGCGGACCTTCACGCGCTTGCGCTCGACAAACGCGCGATACCATTTCGGGCAATTTGGATCGTGGATGGAAAGACTCATAACAAAATCGTCCCCGGTTCCCGCAGTGCCAGCGGCTTTGTTTTTTCTGCCTTCGGCAAACCTGTGATCCGCGTGTCACGCGGCACGATTTTCATCTCGAGATTCAACTCTGCGACGAACTCGACTTTTGGATTGTCGCCGTAGGTTCGGTCATACACGACGATCCCACGGCTGAGCGCCTTGATGATTGAAGTCACACCTTTGTCGTCTGGAAGCAGGATGCTCGTGTGCCCGATGGTGAGTAAGACTTTCATCGGCTCGCCACCTCCTCCGTGACAGCGCCGGCAAAGAGCTCGATGTCCACCGGTTTGCTCTCGGCCATTTCATTGGCGCGTTTGCAGACATCGCGCACGAAGGCCAGCCGGCCATAATTTGCAGCCTTATCCAGCACGAGCTTCGCGGCTTGCTTGGAAGCTTTCTTCGGGTCGGGATCGGCCCACTTGATGCGGCGCTCGAGCAGCTTGCAGACGTCGCTCTCGCGCGGTTCGCGCCCCAGGTTGATCCGCTCGGCAAGCCGGTTCCCTGTGAGCTGCCGGCATTCCTCGTATGCCGCGCTCTCGAGCTTTTTCCAGAGCGTGTCGATGGCGAGATTCACAAACTCGCCCGGCGTCTGGTTCACCAGCGTCACCTGCACGTTGAGGTTGCGCGGGCCGAGGTGATGCGCCTCCTCGATCACCAGGCAGCGGCGGCTCGCTTTCAAGAGCTGGATCACGAGGTTCAACCGATCGACCTGGCCGTATGGCACATCCTTTTTACCGAGCGCGACCAGGATCGCGCCGAGGAATGCCATCGGGCTGCCGCCCCACGCTTCGCTCGCCTCGATCCAGAGCAGGCGCTCGCCGTATTTCTCGATGAGCAGCTTGCGCGCGCAGCTTTTGCCGGAGCCGGTGGGCCCGAGCAGGAAGATCACGCGGCCATTGCCATTCTCGCGCGTGGTCTCGAAAAACGCGCGCTTGAGCTGGATCACCGGGAAGAGGTCGTCGTAAAACTCCTCCTCGTCGGCCTCCTCGTCGCCGAGCGACTCGATGAGCGCCCAGACTGCGCGGTAATTATTGAGCTGCTTCTCGAGGTCGAGCTCGGAGAGATCGCCGGCGAGGATGCGATTGAACGTCTTGTCGCTGCCGATCCCGCGGAATTTCTTGAGCAGGAGCGCGAAGGTGAGTTTCTTCGCCTCCTGGTAATCCTTGATCTTCTGGGCCAGCTCGCGCAGCTCATTTGCCTCCATGGTTTTGAAAAGTTCAGGCGCCATGTGCGGCCTCCTCTCCCGTTATTTCCGCGAGAACATTCCTTGCGCGGAGATAGTTCTCTTCAATCTTTTGCACCAATTCGTGCTCCGGGCAGTTCAGGAAAGTGTCGCAGATTTCAACAAGCGTGTTGAACATCTCAGGCGCGGCTGCGATCAACTGCGCGTCCGCCGGGGAATCACTAAAGCAAAACGCGATATGGCGTTCCTCGGTTTCGACGACCGTTGTTAAGGCGTAGGAAGCGCCTTCGGATACTCCGGGATCAACCTTCGAGATTGTCCACGGTCCTGGCGTGTGTTTAACGGCTGGTGCCGCATTTTCTTTTGTCTGTTTTTTCATTTTCTCCTGTCGGTTTGTTGTTGTCGTTTGGTTTCCGCCGGGCTGTCAGACCGGCAAAATTATTCCGTCCTCTCGAGCTCGGGCCTCGAGCTTGGCGAGGTGCGCGAGCTCGGCGTCCTCGTCGTAGTGGCGGCGTGTGGAAATGGTCCCCGCGTCCCCGGCGGCGGCGCGGCGTCCCTTGGCACCGGCGCCGTCGAACAATGGATTCCCAGGCCCACCGGCCGGGAGACGCGGAGAATGGTCGCCACGCGAGGCGATGCTGGCTGCACGCCCTCGCCCGTCATCGACCTGGGCCACGCGCCCGAGCCTGCGGCCGCTCGGGTGGAAGCTGCGGTATTCGCTGCGCACGGCATCGGTAAAATCCCGCTTGCGATCGAGCGCGCCGAGCGTGCGGTCGGCCGCGTCGGTTTCCTCGCCGGTCTGGAAGCCGAGCGCGAATTGTGGGCAGCCGTGGATGAGCTCCGCGTGCCCGAGCACCTTGCCGGTGTCGCGCCCCTCGGCATGCACCAGAGTCGCGCCGGCCTCGGCATTGTAATGGTCGAGGTAAACCGCAAAACGCCCGCCCTCGTGCCGGTAAAGATTCTCGTGGTAAAACCACCAGGCACGGCGTGCGCCGTCCGGGTCGGTAAAGCGCACTTTCACGTGGCCTTTGCTGGTGGTGATCGTATGCTTGTCCCGCGCGAAAAGGTAAGCCTGCTCCGGCTCGATCGCGCGCAGCGGGTTCTCCGCAATGCCGCGCGCCCAGATCTCCGCCGGCACGCCGCGGTAAAGCTCGCCCTCGACCGGCTCGCTATTGACGTAATGGATCTTCGCCTCGATCTGGTCGGTCACTTCCTCGAAGCTGAGGCAGTATTCGCGCGGGTCGCGATGGCCGAGCCGGCACGCGGTCCAGATTTTATTCTCGCGCTCCATCTCGCCGCGCCGGCGCCCGATCTGGAGCCCCGGAATGGTGGCGCAGATGGTTTGGAAAAAGTTAAACCGGTTCTCGATGATCTTCGTGGTCGGGCTTTGCGATTCGATTACCCGCAAACCGAGCGCGCCCATGCCGCCGAGCCGTGCCGCTTCATCCGTGTGGCCGGCCTCGATCACCGCTTCCTCATCGCCACGCAGCTTTTTGCTCGCCCATGTGCCGCGCTCCCAGCGCTCGCCGATCCGCGGCATGCCGACGTCACGGTAAGTCTGATGCACCCACTGCCAGATGTCGTCGGCGCGGTAGCTGTCGCGCAGGCGGATCAGGAAATTAAACGAGACGAAATAGAGGCTCGCCACATCGATCATCAGCAGGTTTTGCCCGCGCGCGATTCGCACCCCGTATTTGTCCGAGCACGGATCGCCGCCCCACGGCCACGGCACCCAGCAGAGGAAATTATTGCTCATGTCGTCGCGCTCGAAGAGGTCGCCGGGCTGGAGTGTTTTCTCCGCCCCCAGCGCGTCGATGTAGCTGAGCGTGCGCGGGCAGATGAAGGCGTTGCGGCGGACGGATTCGGGCGATTTGTGATACATGGTGACGGCGTGCGGCAGCTCGATCTGCTCACGGAGATGGCGGGTGATGGTGTGTTTGCTCCGGCGGCGCTTGAGAATGGCGTCGGCCACTTCCTGCCGGCAGGCGTCGTGATGCGCGAGCAGGCGCAACGCGGAGGTTTTCGAGCCGGTCTGGATGTAAAACTTTTTCGCGAGCTTGCATTCCTCCTCGTTCAGCGTGACGAGCGGTTTGCGGCCGCAGTTGTCGGTTTTTGGCTCGAGCGCCAGCGCGCCGCCCGCAGCGAACTCCCGGCGCCACCGCAGGATGGTCGCGGGGGATTGGCCGGCGAGGAAACAGGCTTTGCGCAGGCTGTTGTTTTCGCGCTCGAATCGCGCAACGGTTTCGAGGGCCTCGAGGCGGTGCTGGGCGATGTTCATACCAGCGCCTCCCGGCTCGTCTTGAACTCGTGTTCCTTCCAAAAATCCTCGGCGGTGTAGTGCACTCCGCAGCGCGGGCAATCGAAATGCCGCGCCTCGAGCTTCACGCCAAACTCAACGCTCTTCATGCGCGGCGCGTTTTCCTCGTCGATAATCTGGCCGCAGTCCGGGCAGGCGATGTGAGTGCGCATCCAGCGTGGCTTCATTTCGCGACCTCCACCGTGGGTGCCTCGAGCCCGAGCAGCTCGCACGCGCGCCGGAATGTCTCCGGGTATTCACTCACCTCGTAAAGCGCCTGGCGTGTGCCCGGCGGCAGCTTAAAATAATGTGTTCGGCAAAAGCTCTGTCGCGCTTTTTTCTCCGCGCCGCACACGCACACCGTGCCGTGCAGGTTTTGGTAGATCACCAGGTCGTCGGTCATCGTCCGCCTCCCCGTTTTCCAAAGCGTTCGTTGAGCTCCTCAAACATCGCGCGCGCCACATCCGGCACCAGCACGCGGGCCGAGCTGCGCGCCTTGTCGATCACCGCGCTGCGGGCAGTGTGCGGGAGGCTGTCCCAGTGCTTCTCGGCGCCGAGCCAGCGCTCGAGGCTGCCGAAACCGAGCTCCATCTGCATGTGCACATCCACCGCGCCGCGTTCGCTGCCGCCTTCGAGCCGGTCGCCTTCGCCCTTCACTCCGGCCCAGAGCCGCGCCGGGTTCACGCCCTCGCTCTCCATCAGCTCCACCGCCTGCCGTGCCAGCTTGCCCAGCGCCGGCGTCCACTTCACCAGATTGCCGGCCACCGTCGCATCGCGCCCCTTCGCCAGCTCGCAGATCGCATTCCAGCGGTCGGCCCATTCGAGATAACGGTAAGCGGTGCGGCGCGGGATATTCGCGGTATCGAGCAGCTCGTCGAATGGCACTGTGCCACGTGGCACACTGCCTCCCTGTTCCCATTTCCCGTGCTGGTTGCCGCCGCGATCACCGCCATTTTTGTGGCACAAAATTGCTTTCTGCCCGGCGAGCAACCGGCCGCATTCGATCGCGGTCATGAAAAACGCCTTGCTCGCGCCGGTCGCTTTTTCGTGGAGAGCCTTGATCCTCTCCCATGCGGGAGAAATGACGGGTGCGGGAGGGATCGGAGCCAGGGATTTGGTCAT